GGAGGACACAATGGCAAAGCTCCCCCCGCTTGATCACAGTGACCCCGTCATCGACGCGATTAACCGCGCCCTCGAAAAGCTTCAGGAGGACAGCCCGCGCGCGTACCTGGGCGCATCCGCCATCGGCCAGTCGTGCGAGCGCAGGCTCTGGCTGGATTTCCGATGGGCGCGCAAGCGGATCATCGCGGCGGCGGGGCTGTGCGCAATCGACGATGGGCACCGCGGCGAGCGCATCATGGCGGATCGCCTGCGGATGGTCCCCGGCGTCAAGCTGGTCACCGAGGACGAGGCCGGGAACCAGATCGGCTTCGCGGATCTCGGCGGGCACTTTCGCGGCAACGCGGACGGTCTCATCGAGGGTCTGCCCCAGGCGAAAGCGCTGCATGTCTGGGAATGCAAGATCGCGAACGAAAAGAAATTCGAGAAGCTGATCGATCTGAAAACTCGGCTTGGCGAGAAGGCCGCATTCGCGAAATGGGACGCAACCTATTACGCGCAGGCGCAGATCTACATGCATTACCTGGGCGCGCATCGGCACTATCTGACTGTCGGCTCGCCAGGGGTGCGCCGCATGGTGACCGTGCGGACAGAATACGATGCGGTGGCTGCGCTGAACCTGATCTCGAAAGCGCAGCGTGTTATCGAGGCGCAGCGCATGCCGACCGGCATCTCGACTGATCCGTCGTGGTACGAGTGCCGGTTCTGTCCTCATTACGACGGCTGTCACGCTGCTGATCGGAGCGCGCCGACGAGCGCGGCGTCGAACTGTCGGACGTGTCTGCACTCGACGCCGCTGTTGGCGGGCGGCTGGCATTGCGCGCGGTTTGAAAAGATGCTCGACGTTGAAACGCAGAGGTCGGGATGCCCCGCGCATCTCTACATCCCTGATCTGATCGACGGCGAGCAGACCGACGCTGGCGACGACTGGGTCGAGTACCGGCTGATCGACGGGAGCGTCTGGCGGGACGGGAAACAGGGTGATTGACACGGAGGCGTAGAGACCCTATATAGATCCCGTCCCCTGCCATCCCGGCGGGGAGAGACAGGAGCTACAGATGACCATCACCCTCCGCGACTACCAAGCCCAAGCGATCAAGAGCATCTGGACGTGGTTCGAGACCCGCGACGGCAACCCGCTTATCGAGTTGCCGACCGGCACCGGCAAGTCGCTTGTGATTGCTGGCCTGTGCCAACAAGTCCTCGAACAGTACGAGGACTCGAAAATCCTCGTCGTCACCCATGTGCGCGAGTTGATCGCACAGAACTACGCCGAGCTTCTGCGCCTCTGGCCGGAAGCGCCCGCCGGGATCAACAGCGCGGGCATCGGTCGCCGCGACACGCGGCAGAAGATCATCTTCTGCGGCATCCAGTCGGTTGCCGACCACGCGCATAAATTCGGAAAAGTCGATCTGATCTTGGTCGATGAGGCGCACCTGATCCCGCGTGATGGGGCGACCCGCTACCAGAAATTCATCAACGATCTGCGCGTCGCGAACCCGTATGCCCGCGTGATTGGTCTGACGGCGACGCCATATCGCCTCGACAGCGGTCGCCTCGACCAGGGCGACGACGCGCTGTTCTCGGGCACCGCGTACAGCTACCCCGTCGTCCAAGCGATCAAGTCGGGCTACCTGTCGCCGCTCGTGTCGAAGGCGACCGGCATGAAGCTCGACGTTGCTGGCGTCGGCACGCGCGGCGGCGACTACATCGCTGGCGATCTGGAGCGCGCAGTCAATATCGACGGCGTCAACCGCGCTGCGATCAAGGAAGTCACCGAGTTCGCCGCGCGCGACGGGCGGAAGTCTTGGCTGATCTTCGCCGCTGGCGTCGATCACGCGCAGGCTCTCGCGGCGATCGTGCGCGAGCATAGCGTCAGCGTCGCGACGATCTTCGGTGACACTCCGAAAGCGGAGCGTGACGCGACCATCGCTGCGTTCAAACGCGGCGAGATCACCTGTCTGGTTTCGATGGGCGTGTTGACCACCGGGTTCAATGCCCCGGCGGTTGACCTCATTGCCATGCTGCGCCCGACGCAATCGACCGGCCTGTACGTCCAAATCTGCGGTCGCGGGATGCGCCTCGCGAAGGGCAAGGCCAACTGCCTCGTCCTCGATTTCGCGGGCAACATCCTGCGGCATGGCCCGATTGATGCGGTCGCGCCGAAGGGCAAGGGCAAGAGCGACGGCGAGGGCGAGGCACCGGTGAAGGAGTGCCCGTCGTGCGGCTCATATGTGCATGCGTCGTCGAGCGAATGCCCCGACTGCGGTCACGTTTTCCCGAAGCCCGAGCCGAAGATCGCGTCGGTCGCGGATACCTCCGCGATCTTGAGCGACAGCACGCCGAAGTGGGTGAGCGTCACCGGCATGTCGTTCGCGCGTCACAGCAAGCTCGGCAAGCCCGACAGCCTGCGCGTCACCTATCAAACGCGCACGGCGAGCGTCTCGGAGTGGATTTGCCTGGAGCATGATGGCTACGCTCGCGACAAGGCGCGCGCATGGTGGAAGCGCCGCGCGAGCAGCGCTGCGCCGAGCAGCGTGACCGAGAGCATGAAGCGGCTGAACGAGGTCCGCCAGCCGAGCGAGATCAAGGTGCGTCAGGTCGGACGCTATTTCGAGGTGCTTGATGCGCGCGATATGCCCGTGCGGTCGAGGTGAACGTGGGTTCGTTTTCCAGACGCCGCGCAACAAGCGGCGTCTGAGCGAGCCAGCGCAGCCAGAGTACTATTGCTCGATTCAGTGCATGGACGGGAGGGACAACGTGATCGATCCAACAACCGATGAGCTTGCCGCGATTGAAGCGGGCGGGCACAAGGGCGGCGAGTACCTCGACGAGATCCGAAAGAGCGATCTCGCGACGCTGACCGAGCAGGAGTGGCTCTTGTTCTGCCGGTGCATCGTCACCGGCTACATCGAAGAAATGCAGAAGCGCATCCAGCCACCGTTCTGATGGGGAAGACGATGAAAGAGAAATCAATCTGCATAGGGTGCAAATACGCAGAATGGGATCGCTACCGTTCTGGTCGTCTGGACAAGCGGAAGAGCGGCGTTTGCACATACAAGATGGATTTTAGTCTTCCAGCAGCTTTCTTCTGGATTAGCGTTCCCAAGCCATTCGGCGGCTGGATCAACAGGAAGAGGCTGTTTGGATCCGACCCAACAACCTGCGATTTTAGAGAGGAAGGATGACGATGAACCAGACCCTGAAGGATGCGCTTGTTTGGGTTGCCGTCGCCGCAGCCATGATCGGCTGCGTCGTGGCCGTCCTGGCGGTGGCGCCATGATGACCGATCCCATCCCCCGCCTCGCTCGCCTGCCCGCATGGTGGCGCGGCGCGGCCAGCGTGCGCGTCGCCGAGGCCGCTGAATACCCGTCGCAGTCGGACGCGCGGCGGCGCAATCTACTGATCGCTGCTCAGTATGAGCGGATGGCGAGCGAATTGGAGGCCAAGTCATGATCGATGATCCGCAGACCCCACAGCCGGGGCAATTTTGGCGTCACCGGAACGGCATCCTGTACCGAGTGCTTTTCGTCGCAAACGAGGGCTCAGACAGCCCTACCTATCCACCGACGGTCTGCTACTACACCGCAGACAGGCCCTTCGAGCACGCCCGCAAGTGGGCTCGACCGCTGCATGATTGGCATCGCTCGATGACGCTGGAGGCCCAGCCATGAGGACCACCCTCAACCAGATCCGCGCTCACCTCCCATGCCACGACGGCTGGTGGAGACTGCTGCGCGGCCTGAACAAAACGCAGCCTGACGACGAGACGCTGTGGATCGACACCGTGCTGGAGCACAACGGCCTCGACGACGCGCTGTGGTGTCTGCGCGCCGTCGAAAACTGCGACCGCGAGATCCGGCTATTCGGCGTTTGGTGCGCGCGGAGAGTCCAGCACCACATGGCCGATGCGCGCAGTGTCGCCGCTCTCGATGTCGCCGAACGATTTGCGCGCGGCGAAGCGAGCGATGCGGAGTTGGCGGCGGCGCGGACGGCGGCGTGGGCGGCGGCGCTCTGGGCGGCGGCGCGGGCGGCGGCGGCGGCGGCGGCGTCGACGGCGGCGTGGGCGGCGGAGGCGGCGGAGGAGGCGGCGTCGGCGTGGGCGGCGGTGGTAGACCGCGACACCGAGCGCGCAGCGCAGGCAGAGGAACTGCGGCGGATATGCCGCGAGATGAGGGAGGACGGACGATGAGCGACATCGTGGAGAGATTGCGATTGGACGTGGAACCGACCGAGTCCGATATGGAGGAAGCCGCTACCGAGATCGAGCGCCTCCGCGCCCGCGAGGCGTCACTGTGGGAAGCACTCGGGCTGCTGACCACTCTCGCGCCACGAATGGAAATCGATACGTCCGACCCGATGAAAATGGCGAAAACCATCGAGGCGACTGTGCGCGCCGCGCTTAAGGAGGCCCAGCCATGAGCGACGATATCGTGGAGCGTTTGCGCGAATACGCAGAGGAGTGGCAGATCGACCGATCTGTCGTTGATCGCGCCGCCAACGATATCATTCGGTTGCGCGCTTTGGTCGAGGCGTCCGTCGTCCTGGCGCAGCCCGGTGCGCTCACAGTCAACTGCGTGCGCGGGACCGTGGCATGTCAGGAGGCCATGCGGCTGCGCGCCCGCGTGGCGGTGCTGGAAACTGCGCTGCGTCATTACGCGGACGATGCCTACAACGGCCACAATGCAAACGGAGCCTGCGCCCGCGCCGCGCTCAAGGAGGCCAAGCCATGAGTAACGAGATCACGAGAGTTGCGCGGGCCATAGCCGAGCGGGCACTGGTTAGTTCACGACATCCCTGGCCCGCCCCCAATCATCCAGACTGGATCGATCTGGCCTGCGCTGCCATCGACGCCATGACCAGCCGCCATCGCCCAGGCGAGATCGAGCAGCGCGCAGATAGCGGGCTTGCGGCTGAGATCCTGGCACGTCGCGCGCAACGTCTCCATGTGAGAAAGCCATCGCAAGAGGAACCGAACGAATGAAAGCGAAAACGAAAAGCATGAGCGAAAGGCGGCGCGCATGGGTCGAGAGCCCAGAGTGCAGATCAAACCTGGAAAAGTTTCGGATGCGCGGCGTCATGAAATCCGCTCGACAGCGGGTCTCTGGCGCCGTGCGAGGAGTTGATCCTGCGGTCGCAAAGCTAGGCGAAATCATGCGTCGCAACGCCGGTCTAAACAGAGAATATGTACGTCGCGCGGGACTCAAATATCACCAGATCCAAAACTGGACGAAACGCGGCACAAGCCCGCGCCTGCATATGATCCGCGCAGCCCTGAACGCATACGGGTACGATCTCGCGGTTGTCCGGTTGAAGGGGAGAGACGATGAGGACGCCGAAACCACAGCGCCAGACGCCGCTGATTGATCTGCTTCAGGCGTCGTCGCGCCTGGAGCGGATCGCGGACGACGAGGAGTGGGATCGCCGCCCAGAGCGCGCGGCGGCGATCCGTCGTGTCGCTGCGAGCATGCGAGAGCGCGCCGCCACGACGGGGCGGTTCGAGCCACCGTTTTGAGGCGCTTGACGCAGGGTCGTGACGCCCCTATATAGATCCCCAGGCCCGCCGCCCGGCGGGCTGACCCTCCGATGGAGCCTCGCATGCCTTCCTTCTCCGACCTCGTCCGCGCGCCGAAGACCCCCGTCGCCGCGCCCGCTCCCGCGCCGGTCGTCGAGCAGCCCGCTGCCGACAACGACGGCGCCGTCACCGTCGCCGCGCTCGACGCCGCGATCCAGCGTTTCAACGCGCGCGTCGTCGCGGCGCATGCGCGCGGCGCTGCCGACTTCCGCGCCGAGCGGAATATCGACGCCTGCGCGTCGCTCGCGGCGGCGCTGCGCCGCGACGGTCGCTTGACCGAGAAGCAGTCGAGCTACGCCTCCGCCCTGATCGGCTGGTCGCTGCCCCAGCAGCAGCCCCAGGCCGGTCGGGCCGCGCCGACCCCGCGCCCCGCGACCTGGGCGGCGCTCCAGCCCTTCGCGAAGCTCCACGCCGGTCGCCTGTCGTTCTCGAAGAAGAACGGCGAGCCGCTCTGGTGGGTGCTGTTCGACGACGCCCTCGTCGGCAAGGCCGAGGACGAGACGGTCACCGGTTTCGGCGCGAGGATCCGCGCCGCCGGTCTCGACGCTGCCGACATCCTGGCCGCGCTCGACGAGTTCGAGGCCGACCCCGCCGCTGCGCTCAAGGCGCACGGCATCGCGACCGGCTCCTGCGGCTGCTGCGGTCGTGAACTGACCGACCCCGAGAGCATCGAGCGCGGCATCGGCCCGATCTGTTGGGAGCGCGGCGGGTTCTGACTTCCCGTTTACACGACAAGCCCCCGGCATCCTGCCGGGGGTTCAACTCCGAAGGAGATGATCATGCCGAAGAAGACGACGAAGAAGGCGACGAAGAAGGCGAACGCCACGCGCGAGGCGTGGCTCCAGCGAGGCGCAGAGATCCTGACCCGCACGGTGTTCCGCGACGCCGACATCAAGGTGCCGCCGGTCCGCACGTCCTGCTCCTGGCCCGGCGGCGGCAGCGCACGCACGCGCATCGGCGAGTGCTGGCCGACGAAAATGTCGGCGGCAGGCGTCAACGAGATCTTCATCTCGCCCCGCATTGAGGGCGCGATCCCGGCGCTCGACATTCTGGCGCACGAACTCGTGCATGCGAGCGATGACTGCGTGAGCGGGCACGGCGCGGAGTTCGTCCGCCGCGCGCGCGCCATCGGCTTGGAGGGCAAGCCGACTGCGACGGTCGCGAGCGCTGCGCTGCGTGCGCGCCTGGAGCATATCGCCGCCGATCTCGGCGCGTATCCGCACGCGCGACTGGATCTCAGCAGCCGAAAAAAACAGACGACACGCATGATCAAGGTTTCGTGCCGCGACGAGGATTGCGCGGGCGTGTTCCGCTGCGCGCGATCGCATATCGAAAAGGCGAAGAACAATTTGTCGTGCCCGTTCTGCGGAGGCGAGGATGTACTGATCGAGGGAGGCGAGAGTGAGTGACGGCTGGAAAGAGTGGAGCGCGCATCCGCGCGCTCCGAAGCACGATCCGCTGATCGAGGCGTCGTGCGTCGCGTTCTTCGGCGCCCAAACGGGTGATCAAATTATCAGGGCGCTCGCCATTTCGATGGCGGCTGCATGCGCCGCCCACACTCGCGGATGGAGGATGGAATGAGAGCCGAGGAGAAATTTGCTGCGCTTGAGTGGCGCGCGTTTCTGCGCGCGTCGCGCGCGGATCATACGCGCAATCTCTCTCGCCCCTGGTACGTCTCCGAGCGTGTCGGCGACAATTCTGCGCGCAAGCGCTGGGACCGGCAGGCGCAGCGCTACGCGGACTGGTACGTCCGAAGCGTGATGCGTCTCGACGGTCACGTTCGAGAGGTCAGGCGGATCGGTAGAATCGGCGCGGTTGCGTGCGCCGTCGTCGGCGGAAAATTTCAGTACGTCATGCTGCCCGATCATGTCGTGCAGCCAATTTCGGGAGAGCAGACATGAACACGTTCGACGGCGCGGCCATGCGCGAAGCCGCGCGCATTCTGTACGGATCTCAGTCCTGGTGCAGCCAGCTTTCTCATCGCGTCGGCATCGCGGCTGGAACGATCCGACGCTGGTCGGTCGGTGGCGGGAACCCGCCGCATCCCGATGTCGCGGCGCGCATCCGCGACGTGCTGCGCGAGCGGCTCGACGCAGCGGCAGATCAGATCCGGCGCATCTAGTGGAGGGTCGCGGCAGTTATCGTCGCGATCGCCATTTCCATCTGACAGTCGATCGCGCGCGCGCGGGTCTCTAGCTCGCGCGCGTCGCGCGCGAACCGAGCGAGGTCGAGATACGTCGCCGTCGCGCCGCAGCGCTCACACTTGTAGTCGGCGCGCGAGCGCTTACCGTGTTCTGCGCGACGCACCGCAGACAGCCGAAACGCACACGTCATCGGCGACGAGCGAGATACAGGTAGTCGCGATCCCCGAGACGACGCTGGAGCAGATCGACACGACGCTGGAGCGTCGCGTCGAAATAGCTCGCGCGCCAGCGCAGCACCTGATTGATGCTGGTGACCTGTAGGCCCGCCGCGTACTGCGCGGCACGCCGGATCGCGCCCGCGCGCATCGCGATCTGATGGGCGAGCGACAGGTCGCCGATCGCGGGCTTGACGTGATCAGCCGAGCAGTCGCGGGCGAGCAGGCCACGATGGTAGACGATCTGCTCGCCGGGGGCGGCTACGTCCAGCCACGCCATGAGGGCGGTCTGGTCGATCGAAGTCATGGGTTCGAGCGTCAGCATAATGTGTGGCCTCCAGGGGGCGGAAATCCGGTCGCTGGCGCGAGGAAGACCCCCGAGGGGTGGCTCAGGGCACCCCCCAGCGCAACGCGCGCCAGCGGGGCTAAAATCGGCTCCGAAAATAAATCGCACAAGGGCGTTGACCTGGGGGCGTGACGCCCCTATGTAGATGCCAGCCCGGTCGTCCGACCGGGCGGCACCTCCGATGGAGCAGACCATGACCAAGTACATCACCGTCCGCAGCAGCCGCGCCTTTTCCTGCGACGCCAATGGCACCGGCTACCGCGCGCGCATCCACGCCGATGGCACGGTTGAGGTCTATGACAGCCTCGCGGGCCATTACACGACCGTCCACGCGCTCACCGCCGCGCAGATCCGCTACATCCGCCGCGCGGTCGCGGCCTGATCCAGCCAGCCAGCCAACCAAGGGGGCAACACATGACCGACCAGATCACCATCATCATCAAGTGCGCGCAGGCCAAAGGGCGCGCGCGCCGCTGGATTCGCAACCGCGCCGTGTACGTCGCGCGGCTCAAGGCGGGCCAGACCGTCGCGGACGTGCGCGACATTCGCCAGACCGCTGCCTGGGAGCGGGTCGGCATCGCCGACAGCCGCTACACCGGGCCGCGCAGCGGCTACAGCGCTCTGCTGGCCCAGGCCGAAGCGGTCGCCGCCGAGTGGCGAGCCGCCGCTGCGGCGTCGAACTGAGGGAGGACACCATGCACGCATGGTTCGTTTGTAGGGCCAAAGGCATCGTCGATGATGTCGAGCTTCGCATTCGCGACGGTGTCACGCTGCCGAGCGACGAGGTACTCGCGAAGCGCGGGCGCATGAGGGCCGCGCGGATCTTCAAGGCTCGGCATGAGCTTCACCCGTGTGTGCGGGTAGAGGTCGAATTTATGGGCGTAGAAAATTAAGGGAGGTCACGATCATGACGATCATCTTGAAGCACCATTATTGGGCCGCGCAGGCCCGCGAGCGGGGCGCCAATCTGCGCCGCGCGACGGCTGCTGAGATCGCCGCCGCCGATCCCGCCTTGCATGCCGAGCGGGCCTGGATCGCCCGCGCGTATGGCGCGGATCGCGCACCGGACTTCTATGTGCGGGAGGGCTGCTGATGATCCGCTACATCGGCACCATCGTCTGGCGTCACCACCCCGCGCAGACGGTCGAGTTCGCCGCGCGCGACCGCGCGGACGCGCTCCAGCAGCTTCGCGGCTGGGCGCGCGCCGAGTACGGTCCCGATGCCGACCGGCGCAGCTACCGGGTGCGCCTCGCGCCACCCGGCGGCGAAGCGTCGCGCCTGCACTTCT